GTTTTTTAATACATTAAGTGTTTCTGTTGATAACTTCATTGTTTTCTCCATTATGTAAATATAAATCTATTTTATCACGTTTATCTATTTCTGTCAATACATTTCTAACTTCTTTGAATAAATTATCTAAGGTAGAATTATTGGTTATTGTGTAATCAATTGTTTGACCGATCCAAGCCCATTCTGAAATGTGTATTTCTGGCCATTGAGTATTCATTCCATTGATTACTAAATTATTATTTTCTGAAAGTGCTGTATCATACCATTCTGGATTTTCACCACGTTTCACTTGAACAATAACACCACCAAGTTTACGAATGAATTCGATTTCGTTTGGAAATCTGGTGTCTGTAAGAACAACATTATCAAATTTCTCAATGCGTTTTTCTAAAGAATAAATCCACAAATCTTTATGAAAAACATCACGGCCTGCTTCAGTTCCCAAGAGTTGTAAGGCAAGACGAGGAGTAAAATCATAACCGAAACGAGCAGACCACCAATCATCTTTTTGTTCACGAAATAATCTCGATTCTTTTGTATCACCTTCTAGTAAAGTACGGTCCCAACCAAACATGGTTGAGGCCGTATCTTTTAACGCACCAGCAAAACTAGCTTGATGATATCCTTCCATGTGTAGATACTCACCTACTGTACCTTTACCTGAACCGATAAAACCCACTAGACCAATAATCATTACATTTCACCAACAAAGTTAGCAACAGCAGGCATATCACCTTGGAAGTGGTAAGTACCGATATGTGCAGTACGCATCCATGGACATAACCAAATTTGACCACCAAGTTTTCTCCACCATTGGCAGAACATATAATCTTCTGATAGATAACGTTCCGAATCTTTATCAATTACTGTATCGAAATATGCATGAATGTAACGAGTACCATCAAAGTTAGCTTGGCCAACATGGTCTGGTTTATAACGGTATTCTGGATATGCAGCTTCCCATTTTGGGAACACTTCACGTTTAACCATCATGAAACCTGTACCAATTTCCAAAACTTCTAGAGGGTCTGATACATTGAATTGTTCTGTGCCTTTTACCGGATTGAATACGAAATCACCAACTACTTTTTCAAGTGAGTGTGGTTCCATTTCAGGATTCTTTTTGAGAGCAGTTGCAGCAGAACGCCACTTGATTGCTTTCTTAGGATAAGGTGCACCAATAACATCCTTGTCTAATGCTAACATAGCAATAACATCCTGAGGATTGAAACTGATGTCAGAATCTAGGAACAATAGGTGTGAACAATCAGAACGATGCAAAAATTCATCTACAAGATAATTTCTAGCACGAGTAATCAAAGATTCATTGAATAGAAATGAAAACTTGATTGCAATACCATATTGCATACATACGCTTTGTAAGTCTAAACATGATTTCATGTACAAACCATGATTCATACCACCGTACATCGGTGTTGCTACAAACAGACTTTTTGTTTGTAAATCTTCTTTCTTAATTGAAATTTCCATTTCTACTCCATAAAAATAAAAAAGAGGAAACCACGGATGTGGAATCCCCTATAACCTAGAATTAGGCGTTGAACTTATAACCAGCAGCTAAAGCAAATTGTACCATTTCTTTAGTTGGTGTACCTAGACGGTAGAATGAAATCTTGTTACCGTTTACGATACGAGTGTTAGTGTAGATACAATGACCTTCTTTACGAAGTTCATCAATACGAGCTGATACGTTTTTAATACCAAAACGATGTTGTGCTTGTTTAGTTGTGAATGTGTTATAACCCTCTGTTTTCTTCAAAGTGTTCAACATTTTTTCTTTTGCAGTTAATTTAATAGCCATTTAAAACTCCTAATCATAATTTAATTAAAACTCGCATTACACGAGAACCCACATCATATCATTATGTATGTGCGTAGTCAAGTATATTTCTGGTACACTTGATTATCTACCTACTTGAGGCAAATATTTGTTCTTGGTTTCTTCCCAAGAAAGATAAATCAAATCATCATAAAATAATGATTCATATGAAACATTGTTTTTCTTTTGTAGTTGTCTAATACGACCTTTGGCATATTTTGTTTTCCAAATATCTGCCAAAGCTTGTTCTGATGTATCAAAAGACTTAACTAATGTTTCATCTGTAATTTCTTTACGTAAATACTCATTCGTATTATCATATAGTGGTGAAAAGTAAATACCACGTTGATGTTCAGTACGAATTAAATTCTTTGGAATATTTAACTTAGGATAAGCAAAATTTAATGAACGATTCTTGTGGTCACGTTTCAAAGGTAGACCTTGTGTATTCTTTGCTTCCCACCATTCAAAATATTTACGTGGATAGTTTTCTTTAATCCATTGATATACTAATTTAGAGGTTTCACGTTTAGGTTCGAAAGCTACAGAACCACTTGAGAATCCCATTTTATTCCAATACTCCAAGCCGTCATATTGAGATAGACCACCTGCTTTTGTATTTCCATATAAAGATGTAGTAGTAACACCCACCAAAACATCGCCATAACGTTCCTTCCAATCTTTTTGAACAGTATCAGCCAGACATAAGAGTGCTAACAGTTTACCGCCCATATAATTGAATCCAAGAGGTTGGAGAGGCACAATAGTCGAACCAATTGCTGTATGGTTAATCATGCCTTGTTGTGTCTTTACATCTCTATCCCAACCAATGGCTTTATCTCTAGGAGTTAAGTCCAAGAAATCAGACGAGATACAAATCACACCAAGGTATTTACCTGTCACTTCATCTTCTACGGTGTAAAATAGATTACGACCAATATTAGAATTGTTTTTCATTGTTGATGAAAATGTACGAATAGCATTCCATGTTTCTGCCAAATCACCATTATGTAATTTCATAACTGGTTTAAGATTGGTAAAATCATCGGGGTCTTTAGGTACCCAAAAGTTTGATTTTACTTTTTTGATAAGTTCATCTTGCTCTGGATTAACCATCTGAGTTTCTTGACCAAATAATGTAGAAACTTCATGTACAGGATATCTTTCTTTTACTTCTAACCACTTTTGATACAATGTATATTCACGAACATCCATCTGTGACGCATAGGTCAAATCAGAAATTAGTTTTTCGGTAAGTTCTGATGTATCAACATGGGTGAATGTTTCTGGAGGGTTTGCTTCTGACCATTCAGTCCATTGTTTTTCTACAAATTCAATTGGTGTTGCCATATTATTTCAATCTCAATTTTTTCATAATTTTATCACGTTTTTTCAAACCTTGTTGTAGAGCAAGAGGCTTTACTCTGCTAGTATACACGATACCATTCAAATGGTCAAGCTCATGTTGAATGATTCTTGCTGTAAGTCCATTAAATTTTTCAGTATGTTTTTTACCATTGAAATCTTGATATGTTACAAATATTTCTTCTGGTCGTGTAATGTGAAAGCCTAAGAATGGAAAAGATAAACATCCTTCTGGCATATGTGATTCTGTTGTAGAAAAACTTTCAATTACGGGATTGAAATAAGCAACATAGTTGTCGCCATGTCCAGCAACAAATACTCGATATTCAAATCCACATTGATTAGCAGATAGTCCATAACCATTATGTGCTTTACATGTTTCTACTAATTTAGAAGCAAACTCATTTGGATTTACTGGTGGACTAGCAAAATCAAACTCAGGCATTACTTTTTTTAATAACTCATGACTTTCATTTACCAGACCAAAAATCTCTGAAGGTGTATCTGGTGTTAAAATTGGTTTGGCTAACTCATCTGTATTGAAAGTAATTACATCACTCATATTTTATCCTTTATTTTACCATCTGACTAAAATTATTCTTTTTCTCAAACTTAATAATTGACCTAAATTTGTCAAACAATTGGTCACCTTTATGTGAGATTACAAATACATTTGTATCTGTTCCCATATCATGAATCAATTTTAAGAATTCTTCCGTACCAACACCATCCAAAGAAGAATCAAACACCTCATCTAAAATCAACAGATTAGTATTTGTTGAATTTTTCATCTTAGCTATTTGACGCCAAGTAAATAATAAAGCCAAATCGATACGCATCTTTTCACCTTCCGAGAAATTAGCATAACTAAAGTCATCACGGTGTCTAGACTTGATTGTTTCTTCAAAGTTTTCATTGATATTAAAATTAACAAAGAAATCCATGGCAGTCAAATACTTATTAATGAGTTTATTCATAATAGGTAAATACTGTTTAATAATCTTTGTTTTAATGCCCGTATCCTTTAAAAGAGTAGAAGCATATTCCAAATATTGTTTTTCTTTTGACAATTCTTCTTGTTTTGTTATAACCTCTTGTAAACTTGTTTTTAATTCCTTTAATACTGTATTGTCTGAATCCAAATTTATATGAAGATTTTCAAGTTCAGATATTTCTTTATTTAACTTAGTAATATACTTATTCACAGCCGAAATAGTTGAGTTGTGTTTTACTACTTCATTATTGTGAGATGATATATGTTCATTTATTTTAGAAATCTCATTGATTCTATCGTTTGCTGTTTGAATTTGTTTATCGATATCAACAAGTGCTTTTGTAATTTGTTCTGAACTTACATTTAAATTATTCAATTCTTCTTCTTTGAAGTCTTGATTAATATTTTGTCTACATGTAGGACATTCATTATGGTCATTATAAAAAGCAACATCTTTATTGATTTTTTTAAGTTTTGATTCCATCTTAGATTCAAGTTGGACTAATTTGGAACTTTTTTCGTTAACTACTTTTTCATCAGAAATTCTTTTCAATAAAGATTCTACGTGTTTTTGAATCAAAACAATATCAAAATTTAATTGTTCAATTTGTTTTTCTGATACAGTTACTTCATCACGTTTTTTCTCAATTTCATCAGCAGAATGTTTCTTGTGTTCTTCAATATTTTGCTTCTGTAGTTTAATCTTTTCAGAAGTCAATTCCATATTGTATTTGTTTTGTGTGGTTTGCTCTTTAATAAAAACCATCTTTTCTTTGACAATAGAATTCATTGATGAAAAGATATTGATGTCCAACAAATCTTCGATGATTGTTCTACGGTCACCTGGTGCCAGTTGCATAAATGGAACAAACGATGCAGAACCCAAAATAACCACTTGAGTAAATGATTTGTAATTTAGTTTAAGAATAAACTTTTCGAGTTGTTCTTGGTAATCCTTAACCTTGGCATCTTGATTGACCATTGCACCGTTACAATAGATTTCAAAGATATTTGGTTTGATACCACGAATAACTTTATATTGTTTACGGCCAATAGAAAACTCTACTTCAACTACACCTTCAGCTTGATTGATAGAGTTGAGTAGACTTGGTTTATTAATTTTACGAAATGGTTTACCAAATAAAGCAAAACACAAAGCATCAAGTATAGTAGACTTACCCGCACCATTATGTCCGATAATCAATGTATTTGTAGACCGTAATAAATCTATTTCTGTGAACGCATTACCGGTACTTAATATGTTTTTCCAACGTAACTTTTCAAATTTTATCATGCTTGCTCTTGATTTAGTGCTTCAACATATAATTCTTTTAACAATGTTTTTAATTTATCATTGTCGATAGATTCTTCTTTGATAGAGTCCACATACTTATTGATAATCGTGACTGTATCTTCTGCTTGGTCTATTATATCATCTTCAACGCCTTCTGTCAAGTCAATAAAATCTTCAGCAATGGTAATATCGATTGGATTTACATTATAAAGTTGGTTCATGAACTTATCAAACAAATAGGGGTTTGTTTTATTCACAACAACAACTTTGACATATGTGTTGGTATATTTTGATAAATCTTTATTGGTGATTTCTGTAATTGAATCTTTTTTATCATCATATGTAATTTTATGAAACATCACATAAGGATTTTCAATGAAATTTAATTCACGACTTGTGAGGTCAAAAATATGGAACCCACGAGTATCATTATAATCTTGCCACGTAAGTTCATAGGGGTTCCCCAAGTAATGTATATCGCCATCACTAGATTTATGATGATAATGGCCACTAAAAGTGTATTCAAACTTTCTAAAGATTTCACGATTCAATCCTTCTTGTGATGGCATTCCTCGGTGCATTGCAAAACCAGCAATTTCAAAATGACCCATACAAATTGCCGCATTTGTATTTTTAATAAATTCCATAGATTCGTCATAATTATCTGCACAAATCCAAGGCATCATACAAATACGTTCACTATCATATTCATCTTGTACCCAAATTTCTTCAGGTGAATCAATTATATGTACGTTATCATATTCACGTAAAAGTAATCTTACTGAATTTACTTCATTTGTATTTTTGTAGTATGTGTCGTGATTACCAGCAAGCATATGAACTTTAATATCCATACCTGCAAGTTTATCAAAGAACATTTCTTGTGTGCGTTTCAATGAGTAGAAATTTACATATTTTCTACGGTCAAAGGTATCACCTAAGATTAGTAATGTTGTGATGCCTTCTTCCTTTAATTTAGGAAAAAAAACGTTATCATAAAACTTTTGAAAAAAATCTAAAAACTGAACCGAATCATTTCTTGCACCGAAATGTTGGTCGCTAATTATAGCTACCCTCATAATATATTTGAACCCTTTTTTCTGTTCTCTGTTCTTGTTAATATTTGTAAATTGTCTTGGTGATGTAAACCACCTTTATCTATAGGAATAATATGGTCAACTTCATGTGGTATTCCTGTTTCTAAACTTAATTTTCGACACTCAGTATAAATTTGTTTTATCTTATCAAAATCTGCATTATCAGGTAATTGATTTTTAATTTGGCAAGGATTAAACCCAAATCATTTCAACGACTTCGGTATTTACTGCGTCACCAAAAAAGTATTTCTTGTTGATGAATAAAGTTGATAATAACCTTTCAGATAAAAATGCTATCATACGTCTTTGATAATTGTCAAGCCCTTGTATATGTTCCTTTGAACGTTCATACACATCAAATAATATATCAAATTGTACTGCACACACTTTATCATACAGTTCTTTATGTGCAAACAACATATTATAAGGATACATTGTATATACATTGTTTAACATATTAACATGGTCGTGCTTTAATTTACTTTCTGGCCTCATAGCAGATTCAAATAATTTTTGTATTCCATAAACACCATGATTTTCTATAAACTGTGACATTACAGAATGCCATTCTTGTGGTTGTGCAATATAAATTGTGTTTGGATTCCAATCAATTTTTGCCACCTGATGTTCTAACCAAAACCTACGATACTGTGTTAAACCAACCCATTCTTCTTTAGCGTTCTTCCAAACCCAATACGAATTTGTCAGGTCTCCAAAAGTATAATTCATTTTAGAGATATTGTCAAGCGTATCATCTAAAATATATCCATTCATTACCAATTCAAGTTTTTTTTGTTCTGATAATGATGAAGCACCCAACATGATATTCTTTTGATTAAATATGGTTTGATTCCATTTTGGGTAATTATCACCAAAACAAGCACAGTATGTAGTAAGTCTATTCATTATTAAACTGAATGATGAAATGGAACGTAATTATCTTTTTGTTTTTTCTTTTCAATTCTTGCTAACTCAGCTTCATAAGTTCTCAATCTTAAACCAGATGAACTAAATGGGTGTTCTCTTAAATGATAATGTAGTTCTATACCATTATCTAAACACCATTGTTTACCTGTGAAGTCTATAGATTTATATTCATCACCCAAAAATCGAATGTTCATTTTAGTTGTTTGAATAAGGTTAAGTAAATCTTGTTCTGTAGAATAAACAAGAATTTCATCAACATATTTACAGCCTTGTACCTGAACATATCGTTCATATATTGATTGAACTGGATGATTTTTTTTATCCGGTCTGTCAATTGTAGGGTCTGTTTGCAAAGCAACAATTAAATAATCACAAAGTTGTTTTTCCATTTTAAGCATTGTTACATGACCGGCATGAAACAAATCAAAAGTCGAACAGTTAAATCCTATTTTCATTCTTCATCTCCAACAATTTCTTCAATTTCATCTAAAAAAAATTCAAGGCCTTTTGGTTTTTTAATTTCTTTTTTCTTTTTCTTAGCTTCTTCAAAATTGCCAATAAACTCTGTTATGTTATCATACAATTCAAATTGTTTAGTTGTACCATCTTCAAATTCCATTAACTCAAATTCATCAAGTATGCCCATTTGTTCTGTGGCTTTGTACTTAACATACAATTGTTTTTTTTCTTTTTGAATTCTGCGTAAGAAAGCATAATAGATAATTTGCGTGAAGTAAGCAAATGGATTGTTTGATTTATCTGGATTAAAGTTTCTAAAATACATTAAACAATTTTCAATACCATCCGAAATCATTTCATCTCGGTAAGTATAGTTAATAAAGTTTGGTTTATGAGATAATCCTTCGGCAATCTTCATGAAACATTCACCAATATAATTTGGTATGGGAGGGTCAACTTTACCATTAGATTTTGCTTCAATACACTTGGCTTTATAGTCCCCTAGTGCTGCTAGAAAATCTGGATTGTTAATGTAATGTTTTTGTTTCTTTACTTTTTTTTCTGCTATCATAATGTATACCACTTTTTGTTATTGACAATCGCTTGACATTGATATATTATTGTCTATGTCCCGGTTTGAAGATTGATGCTAATGAACCTCAACATCACCAATAGATAATTCTTCAAAAGCTTCCATGATGTCATCATATTCACTTTCATCTAATTCTTTTATTTTTTTCTTTGCTTGTAACAGTTCACGTAAACGAGATACGGTTGAATGATAATATTCTTGAAATTCATTTGATGGTGGTATAAATCCTAGAATTTCTTCAGCACCAATAGTAATTGTATTTTGTTGTAACAACTGAACAGGTAACCAATGTGCCATCACTAAGCCAGATGATTTAGAACCATGTTCGATTTCAACAATCATAGGTTCATTAATTTTATATTCTTTAGTTGATAAATCAGCATAAAAATCACCGATAATATCTTCACCTGTTTTTAGTCTTGCCATTTCAATCATCTTTTAATCCAATCTTGTAAATTTTATACGGAAACTTTTCTTCTGTATAAACTTTGACCCTTTCAACAAAATGTTTAAGAGTAAAATTCATGTGTTTCTTATGTCTGAGGTCATCAGCAATATCATAAAGTGTTGCAATTTCTTTACCTTCTGATTGTCTTAATCCACGACCAATTGATTGTAGATTTCTAATTCTAGACTTTGAAGGTGAAGCAAATATAATATTATGTAGGTTACGAATATTTACGCCTGTTGAGAATGTTCCAACCGAAGCAACTACGATTGCATCATTTTCAATTTCCATAATTTTACGTATCTTTTCTCTATCGGTAACATCTGTATCGCCGTGAATAAAAAATACTTTTCTATCACCTAAATTCTTTGTTTCCTTAATTAAATCATACAGTAATTGGCCATGCTTGTCAACTAATTGAAAGAGAATTAGTGTATTCTTACCTAAAGAAACCGCAAGATTTTTAATGAATTTATTACGTTGTTTATTAGAAACCAAATAATCAATTTCTTCATGATAAGTTTTATTTTTTAACCATTCACTTTTTTGTTCTGAGTGTTTTAAAATTAAACATTTAATTTCAAATGCAGATAATTCTTTTTTATCAATCAATTCTTTAGTTGTGATAACACGTTTTACGGTGCCAAACAAACCTTCTAAAACAAGTTTATGTGTCTTTGTACCATCAAGAGTACCAGTAAGACCAATACGATATTTTGTTTTAGTACAAGAAGTTAATATACCAGTCAATGATTGTGCTTTGAATTGATGTGCTTCATCTCCAATTACATAATCAAATTGGTCAAAGTATTCTTTTGGCATTTTATAAAGTGATTGCCATGTAGAAATAACAAGTTGTTTTTCTGTTTGTTTATCTTTACCTTGATAAATTCTGTGTACGTTATCTTCTACAGAAAAATCTGTTTCGGAAGAATAATCAGCAAAGTCAGAATATAATTGTTCAACAAGAGATGTTGTTGGAACTATGATTAAACCTTTAAGTTTTTGGTAATCCAACAGTTGTCTAAAGATAGTATAAATGATGAGTGATTTACCAGAAGCGGTAGGAGATAATAGTAAAGCTCTACGTTTCTGCATAGCATGACAAAACGCATCGACTTGATGGTCACGAACAGTAATTGGTTTACCATTAGAATGTAAGTTTAATGAATCAAAAAATTTCTTGGCATGATATACAGAGAATTCATCTTCAACATCAAGATTATCTTCATACTCAAATGTATAATCTCTTTCTTTACAGAACGATTCAACATAAGGTAACAAACCACGATATAATGTAGATGATTGTAAATTTAATAATCTAATCTTGCCGTCCCAAATTTTATTACGATAGGCAGGAACAAACGTATATCCAGGGACATAGAATGTAAAAAATTCTGATAACTCTTGTGCAAAATGCTTTTCACAAGTTATCTTGGCATACACTTCATCTTTTTTTGAAATAATTAAATTACTGTCCACCTATGAATTTCTCCCAACCAATGTAATCACGTAATTGCCATGTTCTTTGTTTCAATTCATTCATAATTGATTCGACAACAGATACCGCTTCTTCATGAATAATTTTCTTTTCAAGAAGTTTGATTAAATCTTTATCAGATTCTAAGTATGTAGTAATGTCGGATTTAAGAGTAAACTGAAATGGTTCCCAACCCCATTGTTCCAATTCTTCTTGTGACATTTTACCGGTATAATATTCCCATTTAATCTTGCGCATACGCAAGTAATCAAAATGAGCCTTTTTGCCAGCCATGCGGTGTTGTGTTAGAATTGTTAGGTATTTGTTATGTAATTTTGGAATATTAAGAAGTTCTTTACCAGGTTCGGTCTGGTCAATTTCAGCATCTTTAGTCCACAAATTTAAGATTTGTTCTAGATTTTCCATGATAAACTCAAGTATTAATTAAACTACCATTATAACACAAAAACTTGTATTGTCAAGCGGTTATACTGTTTCTATGTCAAAATATTCAAAAGCAAATGAAGCAGAAGCAGTGATAATATTATCTGCTGATTCTTTAGTATCAAAATCAATATCAGAAATTGATAAAGGGAAACAATTAATGAAATGAACACGTAAAATAGGATTATTCAAAGCAGACAAAACAATTAAAGTTGCATCTGAATATGTTTTTATTTTTTGTGCTTTATAAACATTTTGTATTGCAGAAAGACTATTTCTTTCTTCAAAACCAGTTGGTGAAGCAATTGAACGGAACCATAAATTTAATTGATTCCAAGAATTTAATTTCTCATCAACAGTAAATGTAATATTAAAAGGATTATACGATATCTTATTTCCGGCAATAGGAATATCTACAAAAGGTGTATTGTATGTGGCTTGACCTAGATTCATTCCAGGTATATTAGCAGTTTGACAAAAATACTGAATCGAACCAGTTCTATCAAAAGATAGTAAAAACTTGGTGGGT